GCGGGCCGGGCAAATGATTTCGCCGGCGGCTGTTAGTGCAGTACCGCCGGCACCCGTTTGTGCTACGATCATTGCGCAGCGGGCCTCATCGGTCAGGCCGTCAACGGTGGTTAGTGTGTGGGCGTTGGCAGTCCAAGTGCTAATGGTTGCCAGACCAGCGATGGCTTCTTCCACCATCGAAGTAATGTTATCGTTTACAACGTCGCCCCACGTACCATTAAGCTCACCGGTAACGGGGAGGGCAAGTTGCAGAATCGGTGTGTATTGTGTCGCCATGATCTATCCTATACGGTAGTGATTGGAGTCCAGTTCGGCCCCTGATCGTCGTCTATTTCAGTCCACGTAGGTACTTGGTCATCATTAACCGGCGCCCACGCTGACGGTTGATCGTCATTTATCGCAGCCCAGCCAGCAGACTGGGTGTTGTTTATACCGTTCCACGCTGCCGTCTGATCGTCGTCTATGGGTTCCCAGCGTAGTCTTGCAAGTATCGTGTCCGTCGCTTTGAGGGACTCGATGATATCGACATTAAATGCACTGGCGGCGACTGCCGATACATCAACTACTTTACCAGATTCTCCGATTTGCACAACAAGTATGCTGCCATTTACGGAAACTGTGTCAGAAGCAGCCAGAGCCTCGGTGATTGCGGTTTCAAACGTCTGCTGCGCGTTGATCGAATCCGTGGCTATAAGCGCCTCAGATACGTCGGCAAAGTAGGCGAACGCAGCATCAAGAACCTCAGACGCCGTAGCTCCCTCGGCGATCATTGTGTTAAATATTTGCTTTGCCGCCACTACATCTGCGGCGCTGATAATCTCGGCAATCTGCGTATTAAATACTTGCTGCGCTGCAACAGTTGATGTTGCTGTCGTTTGCTCTGCCAGACTAACGTTAAACGTTCCTTGTGAACTAACGGCTTCAGATCCGGCGGCGGCTTCGGCCACAGAGCTATTAAACGTAAACGTCGTGTCCAACAAGTCTGCGCCAGCGGCAGAGTCGGCCAAGCTGACATTAAACGTGCCTTGTGAGCTAACAACCTCTGTTGCTGCGGCAAGCTCGTTAATGGCCGTATCAAATACCTGCTGGGCAGATATGGCTTCCGTAGCTGTGGCCAATTCGTTAGCGGTTACATTCAGTACGCTACCATCGGGCGTAACAGAATCAGATCCAGCGGCAGTTTCGTTTATTGCGGTTGCAAAGACCTGTTTGGCTGCAACGGTATCCGATCCGGCCGCCGCATCAGTTACGGCGCTGTTGTATACGCTTCCGGCGGCTGTTTCGGCTGACGAGGCGACTGCAGATTCGGCAATGTCTCGTTCGTAAACGGACATACCCCATGCGGCTTCACCCCAAGTGCCGGAACTCCAGCCGCCTTCGGCCATGATTACACCTCAAGTTGATCTTGCTTAAACCAACGTTGTTCGGTCTTGCCGTTGTTTGTCCACTCAACCAGAGCCTCAACTTCACCGTCGTCGTTAAAACGCAGCGCAAGAACCGGCCCGGTTGGAATGGTAGCTTTCAGCTTAACAATGTCGCCCTTTTTCAGCATGTCATTTACCTTATGCGTCTAATGAGAATGTATACGTGACATTCAACACATCGCCCGAAGCAACCACGCGGTCGCCCGGAGACTGGAAGTCAGATGCCGAGAACAGAACGCCAGTTGAGCCGCCCTTAGTGTTGTCGCTGATTAGGAACGCACCGCCCACTGTAGCCACGCCGTTGATGTTAAACGCAGCTGGCGACAACGAGTTGGTGATAACAGAAGGGTCTGCCGTGGTAGCTGTGCCAAACGAGCATGCCGGGCGGGTAGCGTTGCTGTACGGGGTGATCTCCGTAAAGCCGGGGTGCAGCGCTGCGGTGTCGTTAGCTGTCGGGTTGTTCGAAGAAGCCGCGCCGTATAAACCCAAGTACCACGTGGCGGTGTAACCAACGCCAGTAAAGTACTCGGTGTTCATGTTCTGTAGACCTTGGTTAACCACGAGGTTGTGGCCGCCCATTTCCCACTTTAGGTTGCCTTCGCTGTCAAAGCACTGAAGCTTGTATTCGCCATGGGCGCGAGCGCCATCGCCGGCAGTAATGGTACGGGTCAAGGAGCTGCCAACAACATCCTCAACGTGCAGTTTTTCAACATTCATGTCTAGCTCCTTAGGCTATCTTAACAATTGCGCTGGCAGCGTCGGCCAACGGGAAGTCTATAATAAAGTCACCGGCATTTGTCTGCTTGTCTTCACCGAAATTTACAACGGCAATGGCCGGATTGGTAATGCCATCAGCCTTGTAAATCAACGCCCCTCGTGCAACAAGGGTGGTCGCGGCCCAAGTAACGTTGCTGAAGTTAATCAGCGCGGTTGTGCCGTCAATCGTTGGTACTTGAGAGATCGTAAGAGTCGCGCCACCGGCCGCATACCCCGCACCAGCCGATTCATTTGCGGTCGAGTAAGCCGTTGTGGCCGCAGATAGGTTCGCTGCCGACGTATAAAGAGCGATCTTGAAAGTTTGTGTCGTGCCCACACCGAAGTTGAACTCGCCATTCAAAAGCCCTTGCTTGAACGAGGTGCAGATTGCTTGTGTAATCATGATACGCGGTCTTTCACCTGACCATCACGGTAAGCATCCATGCGCTGTTTTCCATCTCCGAGCTGCTTGAGTAGCGCGATAGACTGTAGATACAGCTTCTCGTACAGAGCAACCATATCAGCCTCGCCTTTCATAAAGCGGATTGCCTCTACCAACGAGCCGTTGAGTAGAGCAGAATCGAAGTTATCGCCAAGCCAAGTCGTACCTGCCGTGACAATGCTTTCAGGGTAATAGAAGTAATGCAACTCGGCATTGTAAGCGGCGTCCGGGGTCGGCCCAAGGATCAGACTCAGTTCGTTCGGGAACGTCGTTGTCGGGCCAAAAATGGCGTAGTGCTTGGGCAACCCCGTGCTGGTCGGGCTTGGATAAGCTTCACGGATGAAGTTTACGTCTTTGTTAAGCAAGTACAGGTACTCGCCGTTGGCTTTAATCACGGCCAGTGAATACACCGACAGAAAATCAGACGGTGTAGACAGGTACTTGTTGTTTGCTGTCATGCTACCGGTCACGTTCTTACGAAGCGACGGTAACTGAACCGTGTTGTAGATTAACTGTTCCGCACGCTGAATAAAGCCGTTTACGTCTTGCACCTCATAGGTGTTTTCAGTAACGTCTTCAATCTGCTGAACGAGTTGGGTGTATGTCAGTGCCATGATTTAGCCCATCTTGCCGCTGATCTTCTTGCCTTTTGTTGCAGCGCCGAAGCCACGCATTTCAAGAACGCCGTGCGGGTTAACTTTGTCACCCTTGGCATTGCCTTTGCTCAGGCCGGCCACTGCGATATCAAGCTCGTTGATGCAGTTTTTGCCGTCCTCAGAGGGAAGGCCTTCTTTGTATCGGCCAACATAAGCGCTGGCGGGTTGATTGTTCTTAGCCATGATTAGCCTTTCTTTTGAGCGGCGACTTTAGCCAAGCCACGACCCATCTTTTTCATGTCAGCGTTAGACTTGCCGCCTTTGCTGCCAGCATGTTTCGGGCCTTTTTCAATCCCAACTGACGGGCCGGTATCGCCCAGATTCTTGCCTTCGGTCTTGCCTTTTTTTGTGATGCCGTCTGCACCGCGCTTGTAAGCCATGATGATCTCCTATGGAGTTAATACTGTTACGTTGCCAACTGCTGCGACCGCTGTGTAACCCATGATCTGCAGCGTTTGACCACGGCTTTGAGGATAACCCGAAAAGTCTGGCCGCGGATTGCGGATAGCCTGCGGATCATCCACCGGGAACATGCCCAGCAGCAACTGCGGTTGGTCAGGTTCCCAGCATTCTGGACACACCAAGATGTTAACATTCTTTGTCTTTATGATAAGTTCTTTTAACTCTTTCCGCTTGTAACGAAATCCGCAACGATCACACTCGGCAATCGCCCGGCGGTCGGATGCGTACCTGTTACCCATGATTAGGTCGGCCTATAGAACCGCGGCACAAAGCGAACCGGAGCTTTCTCACGGTCTTCTGCCGCACATAAGTCAAACTGTTCGTCATACACTGCTTTTAGCATCTGCACACGGTCTACTAGCTCAGGCACCTTCATTGCGATGTAATACGCCAAGCCTGCTGTTACGGCGGGCAGGAACCGGAAGTTCATGTCTTGCGTATCGGCGCCAGCGCCAGCGTCTTGAACGCGGCGCATGCGGTAGTAGGTGAATGTGTAATACGGGTTTGCCAGCGTGCCCTGATTCGGAACCGGCCATACAACCACCGCCGGAAGCTGACACCAGCTAACGGTAGCGCCGTTTAGGTGGGCTGCTGCGGTCGTGTTGGCTTGAGCGCGGAAACAGTTGTTGAGTGTGCCGCCAACGCCAGATGGGTTCTGGACAATATAGCTGTAGTTGATGATCTCGGAATCAATCTTAACAAAGCCGTATGCCGGCAAACCTGTTACATCCGTCAATGCGATTGTCGTGACAGAGTCGTTGATGCCGCCATCCAGAAGACCAGAAGTCGGGGCTGTTTCGCCGGACATGCGCTGTACCATCACCTGAATCGGACGGGCTTGTGTAATCTTGTTAGGGATTGTGGCGTAGGTAGATACGCTGATCCGGTTGATATTCAGGTCGGACTGAGTGGCGTAGTTGTTGGCGCCTGTGCGGATCTGCTGCTCCAGAAGGTCAATGGTGTCCACTGGAAGCGGGTAGCAGAACTGGCCTTGAACCATGTTGAAGCTGCCCGGCTCAATCGTCCACATATTAATGCCACGATTTTGAAATTCAATCGTCAGTAAATTCATTGACCGCCTAGCAGTCCTTAAATCATAACCCGACCGCATCTCTCTTCCGGCACGTTCCCATGCCTCTTCAGCCAGCTCAGTGAAATCGAGGTTAAACAAGGAGGTGCCGGTAGTGGTCATTTCTTCATGCCCTTAAGGGTTTGTGCCAGACGTGCGCGCTGGCCAATCTTACCCGGCTTCTTAGCTGCAGCAGCTAGTTTCTTTGCCGGGATTGTTTTGCCTTCTTTGACGCCAAGTTCCTTACGAAGAGCGCCCGGTTTGGAAATTGCTTTCTGGATCCATTTCTCAGCCATTACTTTTTCCTCGTTGCACGCATATTGTCAACAAGATTCGGGTACGGGCGACCAGCGGCCTTGGCCATAGCTTTTGCCGATGACTTCTTGGCTGGCGATAGTTTCTTTGGCTTGCCCAACCCTTCGGGTCGAGGCTTGTCCCATACTTCGCCGCCCTCGGCAAACTGCATAAAGTCCGTGTTGTCACGGCGCTTCTTCACTTTTGCCTTAGGCATCTTCTTGGGCATTATGGCGCCCATGCCTCTGCTCGCCATCATAACGATCTCCTTAGATCATCTTACCCTTGGTCTTGCCCTTAACGGCGCAACCATCAGCGCGCTTGGAAGCAGAGCTAACACTGCCACCCTTTTTCATGCCCATTGCTGCACGCATGTCTTTTGCTGCCTTGATCTGCCGTGCGCCGCTAGGACGGATAGGTGCGTTCATCGTCGGCCCTTCATCTGGGCTAGGCGGCTGAATACCTTTGTCAGCAGTAAAAACACCTGCGTCAGCAGGATTAGGACGGGTAGGCATAGGAGCTGGGCGACGACGTGGCATAGCCGCAGGAGGAGGCATACCGCGCTTACCGCGAGCGAGAATACCGGCATCTTGTTCTACCGGAGGATTACCCATATCAGCTGTATATACATCGCGTGCCATTTAGATCACCTTGCCTTTCGTTTTTCCGCGCATAGCGATGCCGTCAATGGCGCCGCCCTTTTTGTAACACTTGCCGCCCTTTTTCATGGCGTGCTCTTCAGCGTATTTGGCCGGGCTAAGCTTACCGGTCTTGATGGCGGTTGCTTTCTTAGCAGCGCCTGCACCGTGGCCTTCCTTCTTCTCGCCAGCAACGTATTGCTTCGGGCTGATCTTGCCGGCCTTGAGGGCTTTGGCTTCTTTCATTTCTTCAGCTGGCGTTTCTTTTCCGCCGAACAAGCCGCCCTTGGCGAACTTGCGACCTTTATCTGCTTTCATGAACTCTTCTCCTACTGATTGTTTGATGCCAACGCGCTTCGCCGCTTTCGGGTCGTGTGCGACCATGGCCATTAGATTGTGTTGAGCTTGTGATTTACTTGGCACGATGATTCTCCACCAGACGATCTATCTTAGCATCCAGAACGGCTAGGCTTTGCAGAACGCGGTTGATGTCCGCATGAACTTCAGCTTTGGTCACATACTCCTTTGCGACCTCTTCACGAGTTCTGTTCAAAAGGATCGAGATTCGTTGCTGTTCGGTTTTCACCTCATCAAACTCCTTTTCCTTGCCCTTTGCTGCCCAGCTAATCAGTCCGATAATAATCGTTAGCCCTGTATTCCACAGGAGCAAAAACGTCTGTTCATTCATTTGCAGTTCCACCTTTTGAGTGAAGCTGCCTTGCGCGTTGGCCGACCCTTTTCGTCTTTCATCGGGCCGGGCATGCCAGACATGCGGGCGCAGAAAGACTTGCGACGTGCGGCGTCCTTCTCTGTTTTGGGGTTGGGTGCTGGAGCCTTCAGGTTGGAACCTGTGGCTTTGTTGTATTTGGCGCGGCCTTTAGCGGTCAGGCCAGCCCCTTGCGAGACCGGCAGCTTCTCGCCTCGACCAATAGCTAGGGAAGTTCCCTTTTTAGCCATGATCGCACCATTAGCCGTAAAAAACCGTGGCTGTCATGCCAGCAGCTGTCGTTACGTTAATGCTTTTCACACAGCGAATACCTTCGCCGGGAATAACAATATTCAAAGCCTGTGCCACAGCAGGGGCTACGAACGAGAACTTAGTGTCGCCAGCGGCACCGTCTTTGATGGTCAGCGTTCCGCCAGCCACTGGGATTGAAACAACAATACCCTTGATACGAGCCGAGTTGGCGTAAGCCACCGCGTCAACTTGGCCGGCAGCAATCGCCGCTGACTTCACATCGGTTTGCATACCCATGATTTACTCCTAAATGGTCAAATGGGGGCCGTAGCCCCCGATCTATTAGGCCAAGAGAATGG